CGCTGATAGGCTCCACCTAGGAGACATCATGGAAATCAACTGGCAAGCCCAACTCGGGCAAGACCGTTTCGTCGTTGACGCACTAGGCGCAAAGCGAAACGGGACATACATCGACATCGGTGCAGGTGACCCGATTGACATCAGCAACACCTACGTGCTCGAGCGCGAGTTCGGTTGGAAAGGTCTGCTCTGCGAGAAAGACCCGGTGCTGCGCGCTGACATCATTGCAAAGCGCCAAGGAAACTACGTTGTCGAGGACGCGCGCACATCGCACTGGCCTTCGCTGTTTGACATGTTTGCCGTCAACGGATGGATTGATTACCTATCGCTTGATCTCGAGCCGCCTGAGTTGACGCTCGAGGTCCTGCGCGCAATTCCCTTTGACCAGTTCCGATTCCGCATTGCAACCGTTGAGCACGACATGTACCGACAAGGCCATCAACGAATGGTTGAGATGGCATCGATCATGTACGCAAACGGATACCAATACGTTGGAACCGCAGGTCTGAAGGTAGACGGCGGCTCTTGCGACATCGAAGACTGGTGGATCCATGAGGATTCTGGAATCACGTTTGACCCGAGCACATTGAAGGACGCACATGAAAGTTGAAACCGTTGATATTGAGTCCGTGTCGCTTGACCCGGCAAACGTCCGACTTCACGCAAGCCACAACATCGATGCCATCAAATCATCGCTGCGCAGGTTCGGGCAGCAGAAGCCCATTGTTGTTGACAGCCGCGGAGTTGTGAGGGCAGGCAACGGAACGCTTGAAGCAGCCATCGCACTCGGATGGAAGAAGATTTCCATCGTCCGATCGAAACTCGATGGCGCTGATGCAGTTGCCTACGCGCTCGCCGACAACAGGACATCTGAACTTTCGGCATGGGACCATGAAGGACTTGCGCGCACGCTTGCTTCATTGCGTGAGCAAGACATCACGCTGGTCGCCGATGCCGGTTTCACCGAATCAGACCTCCGCGCACTGGCTCGCCAGTTTGATGCTGAGGAGAATGGAGAACAATCAAATGCCACGGAAATCAACGTCGACGCGTTCGACCTCAAGTGCAAGTGTCCCCGTTGTGGTTTCGAGTTCAACAACAAAAAAGCCTAATTGCGCTTGGCGCATGGCGGAACTTGATTTAGCAAAGAGCAACGGCGTGAAGGTCATGACAACCTTCTCCTGTGGCGGCGGATCATCGATGGGATACAAACTGGCTGGATGTGAGGTGCTTGCTGCCAACGACATCGACAAGGAAATGGCATGGCACTACAAGTTGAACTTCAAGCCAAAGCACTACTTTCTCTGTCCGGTCAAAGACCTTGCAACGATGGACTTGCCGCCTGAGTTGATCGGCATCGACATTCTTGACGGCTCGCCGCCGTGCTCAACGTTCTCAACATCTGGGAAGCGAGAGAAAGATTGGGGCAAGAAAAAGCATTTCAGAGAAGGGCAAACAGAACAAGTTCTTGATGATTTGTTCTTTCAATTCCTTGACGCGGCGCAGCGCATCCAACCCAAGGTCATCATTGCCGAGAACGTCAAAGGCATGCTGATGGGAAACGCAAAGGGATACACGCGCGCAATCACAGAACGATTGAGGTCGATGGGGTACAGACCTCAAATCTTCCTCCTCAACTCAGCGGATTGCGGAGTACCTCAGAAGAGAGAGCGTGTCTTCTTCTGTGCTGTGCGTTCCGATGTCTCAACAAAGTTACTAGAGCTCGAGCCGTGCTTGCGTTGGATATCTGTTGGAGAGGCATGTGCCGACCTTGTTATTACTCCCAATGAAAACAAACTGCATGTGCTTACAACACTAGAACAACGTTTGTGGCAGTGCTCAAAGCCAGGAGAAGCATTTGCAAGAGCCAGCGAAAGATTTACAGGCAAGACCAATCACTTCAATAGGTTTCGGCTGAAGTCAACATCGCCATGTCCGACAATGACGGCAACAGTGAACTACACGCACTGGTCGCAATGTCGGACTATGACCTACAGAGAATGCTTGCGCATTGGTTCGTTTCCAGATGACTATGTTTCTCGCACTAGTGCCATTGGAAAGTACATGATCGGAATGTCTGTGCCGCCTCGCATGATGGAAACGGTTGCTCGAGCCGTGTGCAAGCAATGGTTGGGGGTGTCCAATGGGTAGGCCCAAGGGTTCAGTCAAAGCCGTCGACATCGACCAGGTTGAGAACCTTGCCTCTATTGGTTGCACTCAAGAAGAGATTGCCGTCGTGCTCAAGGTTTCGTCGCGAACGCTGCAGCGTCGCAAGGACGCACACGAAGCAATCGAGCGCGGCATGCATCGTCTGCGCACTAGTCTGCGTCGCTGGCAATATGAGAAAGCAAAGGACGGCAACGTTGCCATGCTCATCTGGCTCGGCAAGCAGTTGCTCGGGCAGCGCGATCGCATCGACGAAACATGGCGAGACGACACCATCATCATTGAACCGATCCACAGAAGCGGTAGCGGTGCTTGATTGTCCGCTTACCACCTATAGAGTCTGTCTTCCACGCGTCGCAGCGTGAAGTCCATCGCGACCTTGCGCGCTTCTCCGTGCTCGAGATTGGTCGGCGGTGGGGCAAGACCACATTCGGTCACGTGCTCGCGCAGTATGAAGCAATCAACGGAAAGAACGTTGGATGGTTTGCGCCGTCATACAAGTACCTTGATGACCCGATGAGGGACTTCGAGCGTGTGCTACGCCCGCTCATCCGACAGTTTGACAGGAAGAACAACAGGATGATGCTGCGCACGGGCGGCATGATCGACTTCTGGACACTTGACGGAGCCAACGGCGAGAACGCAGGGCGAGGTCGTCAATACGACCTAGCAGTCTTTGACGAGGCAGGATTTGTCTCAGGGCTGCTGCGGGTATGGCGCGAAGCAGTTCGACCTACGCTCACCGACAGGAAGGGGCGCGCGCTGTTCCTCGGCACGCCGAAAGGCACGGGCGACTTCCATCAACTCTACCTTGAGGCGGAAGGCGACCTGACCGGGCAGATGAAATCCTTCCGCATCGGCAGCGCGCGCAATCCGTTTCTTGACCCTGCTGAGATTCAAGCGGCAAAGATGATGCTGCCCGAGCAGGTCTTCATGCAGGAATACGAAGGCATGCCGTCTGAGGACGGCGGCAATCCATTCGGGCTTGACGCAATCAGGTCTTGCATCGGACCGATGTCAACGGCGAAACCAGAATGCTGGGGCGTTGACCTTGCCAAGTCTCACGATTGGACGGTGGCCGTTGCCCTTGACGCCGGCGGGTCTGTCTGCCGTCTTGAGCGTTGGCAATCTCCTTGGCATGTGACGCGCGAGCGGCTTGCTCAAATGATTTCAGACACCCCTGCGCAAATCGATTCTACTGGTGTCGGCGACCCTGTGGTCGAAGACATTGCCCGCGTGTGTCGGCGCGCTGAAGGGTTCAAGTTCACCAGTCAGTCAAAGCAGCAACTCATGGAGGGGCTGCAGATTGCGGTGCAATTGCGGGACGTCCGATTCCCTGACGGATGGCTTCGCAATGAATTGGAAGCCTTCGGATTCCGATACTCCAACAGGGGAGCCGTGCAGTACGAAGCCACAACCGGGCACGACGACGGCGTATGTGCTCTTGCCCTCGCGTTGCAATCTCGGCGCGGTAGGAAACCTCTGGTCCTCAAGGTCATCTAATGAACATGATCGAACGCTTTCTTTCTCGTGTGCGCTCGAAGACCGCAACCAGCAACGCCGCCTACATGGCTGCGTCCTCAAAGATTGTGATGGGTGATGAGGGCAAGCGGCAACCTTTCTCCTATGCGTCTGCCGTTCGTTCGTACTCGTCTTGGGTATACGCGGCTGCAAACCTGAATGCGGTTGCCGTTGCTTCTCAACCGTTGCGCTTGTACGTGCGATCGCGCGACGGCAAGAAGAAACTCTGGAAGACGCGGTCAGTATCGGCGCGCGTCAAGGCGTTCCACGCCGGCGACCTTGATCATCTTCCGTCGCGCCATGTCATTCGCAAAGCAGCGGAATACGGCGACAACTACGAAGTGGTGACAGAGAATCATCCTGTGCTCGAATTGCTCGAGAAGGTG